TCCTATGAAGCCACCCTCAAAGCTGGTCCCGTCACCCAGAGCGATAAGCCCCTCTTGGTCGCGACTAGCGAAGACATCCAACATGGCATTTTAAGCCGCATTGAGAAGCGAAAGCTTCGCAATAATGCCACACAAGTCGCAGATCCAGAGCTAGTTAGTTATTTGCGAAATCGGTTCGCATTTAAGCCTCGAAATAGTGATATTTGGGAAGCTATGCACACCAAGCTGACGAAACATCTGGAAACCTACGACCTCAAACACTTAACTGAGACTGAGATCTACCATCTATCGGTTAAGGCTGTGGCTGCTGCAGTGCCAATACCTGAGGAAGAACAGCGAGTGCGCGCTGAGCTTAAGGATGAGGCCACTCTAGAGGAAATGGAGAAACATCGAAAATGTTTCCAGGAAGGGAATGTCGGCAGAACTGGTGCCCTTTTCAAGAAAGAGCACAAGATGCCTGGCAAATCCAAATAGGAAATCCGCACCCTACCAGCAGTTTGTGTTAAACATCGTCCCGGCACAAACACCACTCTACCAGGAAGCTGGGTTAACGCTAGGGAATGCGAGTGCAAATGCAGTCGAAAATCCACCAAGCTCTTCAATTTTGATCTTGAAGAACTGAACCAAACTTTTGTTTGGACACATAAAAGTTGCGTATGTAATGAGTTGGTGGCTCTCAAGCAACGACATCAAATGGACAGCGGTGTGAGCTATACCTCCGATAGGAACTTGGCTAAGTGGCTCAAACCCCTGTTAACTGCCCTTGAACCTTGCAGTGAGGAAACTATCATCAAACATAGTGCAAGCAACAAGCGCAAACTCCTGATTGCCGCGAAGGAAAGCCTAAAGGTCAAACCAGTGGACAAATCTGATGCGAGGGTTAAGATGTTTTTGAAAGCAGATAAAGCCCACGCTGATAATGAGTCCACCGTTGACTATGGAGCTCCCAGATGCATCCAGTACCGTAACAAACGCTACTGCCTTCGGCTGGCCACTTATTTACATCCAGTGGAAGCTGCTGTGTATAGGAAGGAGGACCAATCTGGAACTCCCATTTTCGCAAAGAGTCGCAACCTAACACAGCGCGGTCAGGACCTACGAGCCAAATTTGAACACTTCACAAATCCCACCATTATTTGCATAGACCACAGCAAATTTGATGCCCATGTCGGCGTTGAATTATTGAGGCTCGAGCACGGATTTTACAAACAATGTTTCGGGCCCGAACACCAACAAGAACTACATCAACTGTTGAGTTGGCAGATAATGAACAAAGGTTACACCAAGAATGGCACACAATATAAAACTCGTGGCACACGAATGTCGGGTGATCAAAACACAGGACTCGGCAATTCTATCATCAACTACGCTTTACTACGAGATTATGTAGCCATCAACAAATGGCGTGCGTGCTATTATATCGATGGTGACGACAGTGTCATTATAGTGGAAGGTGATGTGAAACCCACGGCAGAACATTTCGAACAATTCGGCATGAAGACCAAGATCGAGAGTGTGACGAAGGAATTCAGGAATACGGGAGTTTGCCAAACCAGGCCCGTCTTTGACGGCAACACCTGGCGGATGGTACGCAACCCATGGCGCATGCTTGCGCGTGTACAATGGGCTATACAAGCACCATCCCTGAGGCAAAAGAACAAGTACCTTCGGTCAGTCGGAATATGCGAAATGGCACTTGGAGTGGGTTTGCCAATAGGACAGTACATTGGCCAAACTCTAAGCAAGTTAGGTTCTGGGTATATGGTGACTGGTAATCACCATAAAGCCATGATGGAGAACATGCGACCCGGTAAAGTGCGACTGATTGAACCATCTATGATCGCACGTATGGAGTTCCAAGACACATGGGGGATCTCCATATCCGAACAGTTGCGCATAGAACGCAGCAATATAATCTTACCGACCACGGAAAACCTATACGGATATGACGAGGAACCGTATCCGCGCCATCAGTAACCATGGCAAATAAAGCAGGTAACAGAGGCAAAAGCCGTATACCCGTACCCGTGAACGTCGGTGCAAATCGTTCAATGCGCAAATACAACCCATCTAGGTCTGGACAAGCGCGCACACCACTGCTCCCCCTTGGCGTAAACAACAAGGCCACGGTGCCCAAAACATCGCAATCTTACACCTTCAACGGTGAAGAAGTTGTGGCCATAATCAATGTAGCAAGCGGGTCCACAGTGGGGCAAGTAGTATACAATCAGCGAATTACACCACAATCCGCTCTCCGCTTAGGTATCCTCTCGGGCGCATGGCAGCGTATCGATTGGAAACGAGCCTCGCTACATCTTGTAGCACTTAACGGCTCCACAGTGCAGAGTGGTTACACAATGGGCTGGTTAGAGGATCCGGAAGTTACAGTACCAACAGCTGCTTCTGAAATCATACCATTCCTCACCGCACTCCGGAGCACAACCGTCAGGCAAAATTGGGTGGAGTCAGAGGCTGGCATGATGGTGGCAACACCTGATAAGCCAGAGATGTACACTCAATTGGGCTCCGACATTCGCAGATACTCGCCAGGGCGACTTGTCGTTGCAGTAGCAGGTGATGTCGACACGGCAGCAACCTTCCAACTGATGCTTAAATACCACGTGCGACTTTATGTCCCACTCGCTAAAGCACCAGCGTCCACACCA